GATTTGATTGATGATGCTATCCAATTGTATCATGAAAGACATGGTGAAGGTATTGATAGAGTCTTTTTAAAGCATCAGTTTACTGAGGCAGAAAAGACTGCAATGAAAGGAGATCAAGCTACAACTACTGGTACTAGCACAGCAGGCGGACTTTCTTCGGCAGACTATACAGAGACTGCAAAATACTTACCTTTACCAGATACCATTATAGGAGTTCAGAAGGTATTCAAGATGGACTCATCAACTATATCTGCTGGTATGTTCAATCTTAAGTATCAGATCTTCCTTAATGATTTATACTACTACGGGGCAATCGATTTACTAAACTATGGTATGACAAAATCATATCTAGAAACTCTCGATTACATGCTAAATCCTGACGTTCAAATAAGATTTAATAAGAAAAATAGTAGATTATATATGGATATCAATGTAAATGAACTTCAAGATGATCAGTTTATAATTATAGACTGCTTTAGGATTGTAGATCCTCAAAGTGAAACAAATGTATACAATGATGTCTGGCTTAAACAGTATACCACAGCTTTGATAAAAAAACAATGGGGACAGAATCTCATCAAGTTTACTGGTGTCAAATTGCCTGGCGGACTAGAACTTAATGGCAGACAGTTATATGATGATGCAGTGGGAGAGTTACAAACATTAGATGAGAAGTTAATGCAAGAATATGCAATGCCACCACTAGACTTTGTTGGATAATGCCTTTATCACCTTTCTTTCTACATGGATCTCCAAGTGAACAAAGACTAGTTCAAGACTTGGTGAACGAACATTTACAACTGTTCGGTCAGGATATTTTGTATCTGCCTAGAAAAATAGTAAATCGAGACACTGTAATAAGAGAAATACAATCATCTAAGTTTGACGATAGTTTTAGAATAGAAGCATATCTTGTAACTACAGACGGATTCGGCACACCATCTGATGTGTTGACAAAGTTTGGTGTTCAAGAAAAAGATGAAGTAACGCTAGTGGTATCAAAGGAGAGGTATGATGATTTCATTACACCATTCATAAATCTATTTCCAGAAGATGAGAGAATCAATGCTCAGTCTCCACATGAAGGGGATCTAATTTATCTACCATTAGATAACGGTCTATTTGAAATCAAATATATTGAAAGAAAAGTACCTTTCTACCAAGTAAATGATCTATTCATGTATGAGTTTAGATGTGAAATCTTTGAGCCTGAAGATGAGGTCATTGATCTTCCTGATGGATTGACAGATAAGAATGGCGAAGATATTGATGAGAGTTTAATCACTGAGGGACAGGTGATTACTCTACAAATGGAGAAGGAGACAAACGAAAATGCAGTAGCATATGTATCTCTTGCAACTACATTCGCTGGAGTTAAATCTGTACAACGTGTTCCAATGTTTGATGGCGGTAACTATAGAGGAACTCCAACAGTAACAATACATAAACCAACACAAGGAAATCAGGCAACTGGTACAGTAACTGTTGCTGAGGGCGGCATAGACACCGTGACTTTAACTTCTGGTGGATCTAATTATCTAAATGTGCCTTCTGTAAGTTTTACACCACCAAATAAAGTAACATCATCTCAGATCAAGTTTGGAAATAACTCCCTACACCATACCTCTATTACAGATTCAATTGGTGCTAACTTTAAATTTTTAACTAATGTGGATTCTAGAGATAGTGGTGATGGTAGACTATCACTAAGTTTTTGGTTATATCCAACCAAGTTTGATCCAGCATCGAATGGTGGAACAGTCATGTGGACTGATAGATTCAAGATATACTACAGAGAGACAGGTAATATAGTGTTTGCTTCTGGTTCTGGATCTATTGAAAATACTACACAACTCAATCTAAATGCTTGGAACTTTATCCGAGTAGAACAATACAATACTGATGCTACCATATCTGTAAATGGAACTGTAAGTAACAGTCTGAATACAGCAAACCCAATTATGTTCTTTGCAGGCGACACCCTGAAATTAGGTGCTGATGCTTCAGGACAAGGTTTTATTCCATCTCAAACTGCATCATGGGAAGGATATATGGATCACATTACTCTTAACTTGACTGGCGATAATGCTACAAGTAATAACAGTGCAACACAAGTTCCGAGTTCAGAGACATCACAAGAAACTGATGTTGTTACATCAACCACTGCACAATTTATTCGTAAGTTAGATAATGAACATCCAATAATTGTTTGTACGACTAATTCAGAAAGAGAGGTATCTGCATTAACAATACAATATGAGGGATGGGGATATACCTCAGTTCCTATTATGACCATCGAACAACCAACTCTAGGAACTCAAGCAACTGCTGTTGCAATCATGACAAGTAGATCTGGCGTTTCTAATCAATCTGTTGACAGAATATTACTGATTAATCCAGGCACAGGATATACAACACCTCCACAAGTGGTATTTACTGGTGGTTCTCCAGTATCGACTGCGATTGCTACTGCCGTAATTTCGGAAGCAGTATTAGGGCCTATAGGGATTACAACTGGTGGAAATGGTTACAACTTCACACCCACAGTTGGTATTACATCTGTATACATACAACAGTCTAACGAGACTGAACCTCTACTTATGAACGCAAAAGCAGAGGCGGTTGTAAGCACATCTGGTACTGTTACACAAATTAGATACAGTAACGCTGGTGCTGGTTATACTAATACCGCAGCTACTGTAGCTATCAGTTCAGTCACTTCAAATTCCTTTGGTGAGTATCAAAGAGATGAGATCGTTAAAGGTGTTTCTACAGGAACTAGTGCCTACGTTGCTAGTTGGAATACAAGAGATCAGATTCTCCAAGTTTCAGTTCCATCAGGAGACTTTGGAATTGGTGAGGTAATTGTTGGTGCAGCTGCAAGTTACAGAGTTATATCAATAACATCCGACATAGATGGAGACAGAGAGTTTGCTCAGAATGATACTTTTGAAACAGAGGCCAGCACTCTTTTGGACTTCTCTGAAAGAAATCCATTCGGTGAGTTCTAAATACTATTATAAGGTGGTAACATTATGTTAACAAATCATTTCTATCATGAGATCATCCGTAAGACGATTGTGGCTTTCGGAACCTTGTTTAATAACATTGAGATCCGAAAACAAGATAAGAACGGCAAGACAATAAGTGTTATCAAAGTTCCTATATCTTACGGCCCCATACAGAAATTTTTAGCAAGAGTAGAACAAGGTAGAGAATACCAAGACGGCGTAGGAACTACACTAACTTTACCTAGAATGTCTTTTGAAGTCATGGGTATGAACTATGACTCATCTAGAAAGGTTTCTACAATGCAAACTTTCAAGGCAGTCAATAAGAATACAAATAAAATGGTAAAGTCTTTCATGCCTGTGCCATACAATATTAATATGCAACTTGGTATTTTATCTAAGTTGAACGAAGACGCTATACAAATATTAGAACAGAA